ACATTTGTAAGAAAAACTTTGGCGCAACCGCCAAAATCCGAGGTTTGAACTTATATCTCAGCCCTTATTGGGGAGGTATCACTTATGTTGATTCTCGGGATCGCGTGGGTCCTGTACGACGTTTTGCCTGCGTACAGACCAATTCGACAGGCTTCAGCGGCGGAAATTTCGTACTACACATTTCCCGAGGAAGCCAGAGATATGTCGTTTGAGGAGTTCGAGCGAGAACTTGCTGCGGTGACAAAGAGCGGGAACGCATTTTCCGAAGCGAAGCAGCTCATGTTGGACCGTCAGCTCAACTACTACAAGTGGAGACGCGATGGCGTGCCAGAAGAACAACGAAAACAGGAGTACATAGATGGCCATTGTTGATAATGCCGATAGAAGAGTAGGTCCTCATCCTCACATGTGTGCGCCGGTCAAGGGAAGCGGTGTGACGCTAACCGACGCCGCTACAGGCGGGGATCACACCACCACGGTCGTTGCGGGCGCGACGTATGCGTTCACGGCCAACCTGGGTGGTCAGGATGACGACACGTTCCATTTCGGACTGGCCGATATTACGGCGGCGGCGAATATCGAATGGGTATGCTGTCCGGGTGAGACGATCACCATACAAATCCCTTTCGGCTACACGAGCCTGCACTATCAGTCTCTGGCAAACGGAGGTAAGGGTTGGCTGCGCAGGCTCAAGTCAGGCGCATGATCGAGCTATCAGCGAAGCAGGTAATTGAATATGCGGTGCCGCTGATTTACCAAACGATGGGGGAGCAGTTAGGTGAGCGAGCAGAGGCAGAATGGGAGGGTGCCACCGGTGATGAGACTGGGGTATACGCGCGATTCGACGCTCACGGATTGGTGGCAATCGGAGGTATCGGAGCTGAAATATCGAAACGGAAGGTTTGGCTCGGATACCTGGCGGTACGATCCGATCGGCGCGGACGTGGAATCGGAGGATTGCTTCTTTCTTACGTTGAAGACATCGCTCGATCCCGTGGATACCGGGAAATCTTCGTGGAAACATACGCTCATCCGATTTTTACAGCAGCGTGCAAGCTCTATGAGAAGGCGGGCTATCAGCGTGTGGGAGAGCTGGCGGAGTATCTGGACGACGGGTCGGATGTGATTTTTTACCGCAAACAACTACAATAAGAGGGTGTGAGCATGGCGGAAAAGAACTTTGCAATCAACGAAGCGATTCAGGTGACATACCAAACGGACGGGGCGAAGTCCGGCGAGACGGTCACGATGGAGATTTTTGACGAGACCGGGGCGAAGGACATAACGAATTTCCCGGATGTCACGATGACGGAGATCGATACGAGCGGCCGATACAGCGGTTCATTTACCCCGGATGCGCAAGGCGAGTGGGTCGTGATGGTCAGTTATGGCACGGGCAAGGGCAAGGTGGTCAAGCAGTACAGTGTGGGTGGGTATAACCTCGACGACATCGGCCAGACGGTGGACGCGATTGATGCCAAGGTCACGGACAGCCCCCCTATGATTGGCTGATGCGCTTGCCGGGCATGGTGAGGTATATCAAACATGACTAAAGAACTCATGCAGCTCGGGGAGAAGAACCGGGCCGGTCGAGTGCTCAGCGAATACCTACGCGGAATTGCCAGCGAGAAGACCGAGCTGATCCGTGACCCTGATTCGGGCAAGACGAAAATCGTCTCAAAAGGCGAGGCCCTGGCTCGGGCGATTTGGGAAAAGGCAATGGGTCTGGAGTGGGACGAGCAGGATGGAAAGTATTATTGCCAGGGCATCAACCTCTCCTGGGTCAAGCTTCTCCTGGAGAGAGTGGAGGGCAAGCCCGGCGTGAACGCGGAGGAGATGGAGCAGCGGCAGAGTATAGCGGACCGATTGAGTGAGTCGAACAAAGAACGATTGAATGCGATAGCGGGAGATGAATGATGGTACCCAGGGATGCTGTTGTTACGATTGAGTGTACAAATTGTAGCAAGCACAAAATAGTGACTACTTACGAAGAGTTTCTTCGTACAGCGCCACGACACTACCAGTTTATTGATACTATTGCGTTACAATGTCCACATTGTTTGGCTATGGCGAATGTTACTGTAACTGGGGAGTGAAAGATGCACTACGAACCGTGTCCGTTTTGCGGAGCAAGTGAAGAAAGCATATCAAAGTGCGACATTGACGATCAGTATTATATGGAATGTTGTTCCTGTGCCGCAACAGGTCCGTGGTGCGAAACGAAAGAGGAAGCTGAGGAGGCATGGAACACGCGAAGGTAGTTGGCGGGCGTGACCTCATCCAGCACCCGCATCTTCCTGAGCCCTTCCCTTCTGATCGACAATTCTGGACGTGCCCGCATACGGGATTGCGGGTCCCTATGAGGAAACAAGAGAACCTCGAATACCGAGAAAAAGTCCTCAGAGAAGCGGAGCGCGATCCTGTATTGCAGGCCGATCTCCTGGCCGCGTGTCGCGAGAGCGGATTGTTTTGGATCAACACGTTTGGCTGGACCTATTGGCAATTCGAGATTGATTCCGCTACGGGCGGGATGCGACCGGCGAAGATCGCTCATCAGCCGATGATTACCTGGGAGTGTCAGGAAAGAGCGTGGGCGGATTTTGAATACGCCTTCGAGCACGGTGAGGACCTGTTGGTTTCGAAGTCGCGTGACATGGGAGCATCCTGGGAGTGTCTGTTTTTCGATCATCATAAATGGCTATTCCGGTCGGGTTGTCAGATACGTGAGATGTCACGTAAGGAGTTTTACGTTGACGGACCGACCTCGGATAGTTTGTTCTGGAAACACGATTACATCAATACGTGGCTGCCTGAATGGATGCGTCCTCCGGACGTGTTGGAGCGGGGGAGTAAGAATCGTACCAAGTTGCGCATTCACAATGAGTTGAACGGCTCGACCATTGCGGGAGAGACGACGGCCAAATATGCGATGTCCGGTGGCCGATGTCAGATATTGCTCCTCGATGAATTTTCCAAGGTGGAGAACGGCGAGGAGATTCGCACTGCCACGGCGGACGTGACGCCGTGTCGAATTGTCAATTCAACTCCAGCCGGAGCCGGGACAGCGTACTCTCGGTGGAAAAACTCCGGCCAAATCAAGGTCGTGCCGTTGATGTTCTGGGATCATCCCGAGAAAGGACGCGGCCGATTTGTCATCAAAGATGAGACAACCGGTAAGTTCTCGATTAGTTCCCCTTGGCTGGAACACGAGAAAATGCGGCGGACGGAGAAGGAGATCGCGCAGGAGTGTTACGCGCATGATCTGGAAACCGGCGACACCTTCTTTGACCTTGGGGAACTGGACAAGCACATCGTTTTGTTCGCTCGGGAGCCGATTTCGCGACACAGCATCAAACTGAAGGGCAAGATTCCAGATGAAGACATTCCAGGGATATTACGACGACGGGCACAACAGGCGTATGACAGACGACCGGCGAAGAACAACGGGCTCCTCGATGTCTGGGTCGAACTCATTGACGGGCGACCAGATCAATCGAAGACATATATGTTTGGAATTGACACCTCCACCGGACGTGGTGCTTCGGAATCGGTCGTATCTATAAAGTGCAAACAGACCGGTGAGAAGATCGCTCAGTGGGCCTCTCGATCTACACGCCCACATGAGTTCGCGCGCACGATCATTGCTTTAGCTCTCTGGGTCGGCGGGGCGAAACCGCACAGTCTGCCATATTTGAAGTGGGAGAAGAACGGTCCCGGTCTCGATCTCGGGGAGCTGCTGGTCAAGCAGTTCAAGTATCCGCACTATTACTGTTCTGAAACGCAGGGGACAGTGGCGGAGAAAAAGACCGACAAATACGGTTTTCATGTCTCACGAGACAGCAAAATGCTCCTGCTTCAGGCGTATGAGCGAGCTTTGAAACAGGGCAAGTTCATCAATCACGACCGCAGATCGATAGAGCAGGCGAAGTATTACATCTATTATCCTGGTGGTGGAATCGGACCGGCCGAACTCCAAGATGCCAAGCAAGCGGAAATGCTTCTGCACGGGGACCGTGTGATGGCGGATGCTCTGACCGTAGACAGCAAGGACGTGGGAGAGCCCAAACGCGGCAAACCACAGGCTCCGGGGAAAAGTTGGGGTTACAGGTTTGAGGCGTGGAAGCGGAGTCACCGAAAAACGAGTTCCTGGAGGAAGAAGTTCAGCTTCGTGTGAGGAGGAAGATGACAGAGTTGACAGCGACAACGCTCAGCCAGGCCGTAAAGGAAGGGTTCGAGCGAATGAAGCGGTTTCGACGGGCCAGGGCTCTGTTTATTAAGGATTATTGCGGGCATTATTTCAAAGCCGAACAGGGACTTACAGGAGAAATGCCGATCAATTTGGTCTTTCTCGCCATCCATGCACTTGTACCCGCGCTAATTCAGCGGGAAGGGCTTAACAAGGTCACAACTGATTTCCTAGGGAACAAGGAAACAGCGGAACTTCTTGGTCTGGCTCTAAATCGGCTCCAGAAACAGCTCAAAATGAAGCAGATCATGCGAGCAGCGCTCGTGGATACAATACTCGGTGGGTTTTTTATCGCCAAAACGAGTATTGCGGCGTCCGGTTTGCTGATTCCAATCGGCGACGATGAAGATGTCGATCCTGGCATGGTCTATACCGACGTTGTAAGTATGGATGACTTCACGTTTGATCCCACGGCGTTGGCTTTTGATAAGGCCAATTTCATGGGACATCGTTTGCGAGTCCCGAGGCAGCAATTAGTTGAACTCGGCATGAAACAAGAGATTGTGGATCGATTACCGTCTGCTTCTCAGCATCCGATGGAGAAGGATTGGGCGCAATCGATGACACAAGATTCCAAACAGGCCAAACGAATGTTTGACCTTCAGGATTATGTGTATGTCGTGGAGGTTTGTGTCCCGGAAGCGGAGGCCGTGGCATATATCCCTGACCCGCAGCAATTAACGCTGGATGACTTCTTGCTCATTAAGGACTACTATGGTCCTGCTGAGGGACCGTACACGATTGGCTCGTTGACACAGCCGGTTCCTGACAATCCGTTCCCCATTGCTCCGGTCGGCGTGTATCGCGACTTGAACGACATGGCCAATGAGATTTTCAAGAAGTTCATGGGCCAGTCAGAGCGCCAGAAAGACGTTTTGCTCTATCGGCCGGAATTGGCAGATGTGGCCGAAGCGATCCGCACGGCGGAAGACGGTGCCTCGATTGCGTGTAACGACCCAAACGGGGTAAATGTCGCGTCATTCGGTGGACAGAATCCTGATAACGAGCGAATGATTCAGGAGCTTCGAGGGTGGTTTAATTACATGGCCGGTAATCCCGATCAGATGATGGGAATTGCCACGAGCAACGCCGATACTGCCACGGAGTTCCAGGGCTTACAGGCAAATGCAAGTCTGCGCGTTGAGGACATGCGGACGATGATGGCGGAGTCATACGCCGACATCAGCAAAAAGCAGGCGTGGTTCATATTCTATGATCCGCTGATGTTCCAGCCTGGTCAACCCGGCATCCCATTGATCCGCCGCATAACAGGTGGCGAGGAGATTCAGGTTTACCTTACGCCTGAACAAATGCGGGGTGACTTCCTGGAATACAGTTTTGAGATCGTCAAGCGTTCGATGACGATTCTGGAACCGACGCTCCGCTCAAAGCGACTCCTGGATTATTACACGAACGTTGTGCCCGCTATGGTGCAGTCGGCAATGGTAATGATGCAGATGGGTATCGAGTTTGATCTACCTCGTGCTCTTATGCAGGCGGCAGAGGAACTGGGGATCGATGAGGTTGTTCAAGAGGTCTTTATCGACCCGAAATTTGCTCAGCGTATGGAGACGTTCATGATGTTCGGGCCGCAGAATCCGGGCAAAGGACAACTCGCGGGTGTGTTGCAGAACGGTGGATTCGCCGGTCAACGGCCGGTGGCGTCACCTGCAACGGAGCAAAATCAGATGCAACAGATGACGGCCGGAGAAGCACAGTCAGCGGCCGGGTTTGGAGGGCAGCAATTTGGCTAAACGAAGCCCTAACGCCAAGGCCAGGCCGCGCAGCCGCAGGGAAGAAGCCCTGGTCAACGCGAGTCTTCGCGAAACTTATCCGCAAATGTACACATCGGAGTGGATGAAGCGGTTCGAGAAAGGCGTCAAGGCAGAGATCAAGCAGCAGCGCAAGAAGAGGAAAAAGAAATCTGAATCTACTCTTGGCAAGGTGAAGAAAACCCGCAAGAAGCAACGAAGTGCTCTGCGGGGTGCCTTGACTGATGAAGAGATTCGATCGATTGGGGGGTGAAATACGCCTACGTATGTTTTTTGGTGCCCGGAATGCGGCCACCAGGATGAAGTTATGCGGTCGATGTCACAGTGTAGTGAGCCGCATGACTGTTTAGAGTGCGGTTGCGAGATGCAGCGCGATTATCACTCCGAACGTGCTAATGTTGGCGATAGAGAATATCATCGGCCGATAGTGAGTGACACATTGGCGATCAATCCGGAGCAGATACCGGAACACCGGAGAAAATTTCCCGATGTGAAAGTGTTGCCGGATGGACGACCGGTGTTTGACTCATTTCGCAAGCATGAAGACTACCTAAAGAAATCCGGGGTGGTGAAACACCCACAGCGAATACGACGCCGCGCAAAGCGCGTGAAGACAACATCGAAGGACAAGTGATCCTCGATCTTACCTCTTTAACCCATATTCGGGAGTAATTATGTCTGGATCAATCACGGGGGAAGATATGCGCACTGACGAAGGTGCGTATGAGAACAATGACGTTGAAAGCAAGATTGCACAGCATTTGGCAGAACTTGGTGGGGGACCTTCTACCCCGGAACCGGAAATCGATGACGAGCCTGAGATTGAAGACGACGACTCTACCCCGGACGAGAAACCGGCAGAGGATGACGATCTTCCCGAGCAGGA